GATCCGGCAGTAGGATTACCCTCGTAATCGTTGTTAAATACAACTCCATCTTTCAGCTTCAGTTCCTTGCGGACCTTAGCCTTTACTAATTTTGAATATCTCTCCTGAGAAATATGAGCCATTAAACTTCATCCTTTCTTTAATCAATCTTAAGTCCCGGGTTCCTCTCGAGGAAACGAGCCTCAACAGGGTCAATCTTCTTGCCTGTGCCCTTCTGTCTCTGTCCCCAAGACTTTTTACTATCAGTGTCTTCCTCATCGTCGTCATCATCCTGACCTTTATCAGTCTTATAACCCTTGACGAACTGAGGAAATTTCTTAGTTACCAGATCCAGGGCCTCATCCATGTCGGTATCTTCATCAACATAGGCTTTAGCCAGCGCAATCGCTTCCTTCACGTATTCCTTGGAAATATCGTGATCATAGCAAAGGACTTTCATCTCGAGATCTGAAAGCTTCTTAGCATTCTCATCGGACTTGGATTTATCATCAGAGTCTTTATCACTCTTCTTATCATCCTTGTCCTGCTTCTGCTGCTTCTCCTGTGCCTTGCGCTCCCTCTTAAGGCGCTCCTTAATTGCTTTGTCGAGCTCCTCCTGAGTAAAATACTTCTTCTTATCCGACTTTTTGCCTTTGTTATCAGAACCTTTATCGTCCTGGTCGTCATCCTGGTCGTCGTCACCATCGTCACCGTTATCATCGGTTCCGCCACCGGCGCCACCGGCGCCACTGCCGTCATCCGCTGCCGCGAAGTACTGTAGATCGTATTTAAGCAATAAATTCATGTGTTTCATATTAACCTCCATTTTAAGCCTGTCGGCTATCAATTTTCCGTGCAGTTTATAGCGTCACCAGCACGTTTGTGGACAATAAAATAAGACGTTTAACCCAACGTCTTGAATACGGGAGATATTCGGATCACCTCCTATGCTATCTTCCTAATGCCATCCATATAAACTCTTTCCATCTGCTGAGGCAACCCCATGGCCTTTGAAAATAGCTTATACTTCCTCATGGTATCCTGATAATTGATCATGGTATCCTCAATGATCTTGCCTTCAGCTCCACCGGCTTTAAACAGCTTTATCTTTCGCCTCAGGGCCCTCATGAGCGTTTCCATCTCCCTCTGTCGTTGTGTGGCTTCGTAGGTCGTGTATTCCTTATCCATGTACTTCTTAGGCTTATTCTCAACTGCGTTCATCTGGGCGAGCTGGTCATCTGTGTATTGCCTCTCTGAGACACCCTCAATGAATGGATAGTAAGAATGATAACAGTTCCAACCCATGAGCCCGGGACCAGTTCCGAGTCCGCAGATCGTCTGGAGCTCCTTCTTGGTGTATACCCTGCCCTGCCATATCTGGTGTTCTGGCCTTGCAGATGCGTGCCAGGATACCTCAAACAGATCCGTTCCGAGCTCGTCCGCATTGCGCTCATTAATATGGCTTGTCACCTGGGTAACTCCGGTCATTAGCGCCCTACGAGCTGCAACCTCTATCCGATTGCTCCATCCTGTCTCATAATCCACAGAACGAACACCACTTTTGATCATTTCAGATACAACCTTTTTCAGAGTGGAATTGTAATCAAAGGTGCCAGAAGTCACTTCCAGGACAGCGGTGTCTAATACCCTATGTAAGTACTCACCCATCGGGGTAAATATACTCTTACCGTTCACATCAATAACAAAGCCGAGTGTCCGGGTTATATTCTCCATCTCTGATTTGGTCTGTATGATCACGGACTGGATAAGCTCCTGGAGCTCCTTATTCTCCTTGAAGGGAATAAAGCCCTTTCCGACCGCTTCATAGAGCTTCATATCCCTGACGTATCCGAACTGGATGGCGCCCTCGTACAGATTAGCGATTTCCTCGTCTGTGAGTTTAAGGGTCTGCTGTATCTGCTGCTGTATGTACTCGGTACTCTTGCCCATCTGCACTAGACGGTAGATCTGCCAGTCTGCCGATCGGGTGATCTCATCATTGATCCGGATCCGGCGGATGATGTCCTCCATGATCCGCATTTCCAGCTCGGACATGCGCTGTTCTATCGGAATAGGCATTCTTTCCAACTCTGAAGGTCTAAACATTGTTAATCACCACCTTATGGAATGAGATCAGCCGGCTCATTAATATGCTTAGCTGCTTCTTCGGTTGTCTCTCCGTACCACTTCATCCGGTAATCAAGTAATGTCATTGCGCCCATAGCCACATCGGCCCTATCAGTATTCCTCTCGGATTCCTTGTCCTGGATAATACTATCATCAAAATCAATATTAACCTCATCTATCTCCTTACCTAGCAACTGACCGATTGCTTTGACCATGCCCTTAATAGCGCTTTCAAGGACTATCTCATGCTTTTTAAGTGATTGATATAGCTCTGACTTATCAGATATAACCTCTGTGGCTGTCTTAACATTGCCATTCTCAAATTTATATCTTCCGGTACCCATGCCACACTTAAAACTAAGCAAGTCAAGCGCTTTGTTGATGCCCTTATCGTGGCTATCTGCTCTTATTTCGGGATCATAAGTATCAATTTTACCATTGTTATCCCTATCTCCCGGTATCGCATAGAAAACACTGTCGTTTTTATCAAACACTGGTCTTGCAGCTCCGCTTTCGCTTAACTGTATTTTTGCCATTGATAACGGAACCATGATTTTACGCTTGCCTAACTCAAATTCATTCATGTAGCTGTCAAATACCAGGTCACAACCTTTTAGCTGTGAAATTGCATTAGCATAAACAGATATACCATATGGGCTATCTAAATCAATATTATTCACTACGTTCGGAGTGATGATCTGGAAGAGCGGGATCGATATTCCTGTTGCAACCTTATCAGCCATGCCTTCATCAAGCTCTAAATCAGCACCCGATTCAGCATCTACAATATGGTTTTCGATGATATATTGCTTATTCTCATATTTGTGTATCTGGATATAATACTGTTTGTTACCATCACGCTCCCGGACACTACCGAATGCACACTCATTAATATATCCATTATCCCATGAAAGAGGATAAATCATGCCCGCTCTGATGAAATCAATTACAACCTCGCCATCGGCATCTAAATACTCAACAAAAGCCCCTGTTCCAAGCGCAAAGGATAGTTCGATTAGTTGATTGCCTTTTACTCTGAAATTGTTATATTCAAATACTTTTTCAAGTTGCTTATCAAAGTCTGTATTTGTGTATATCTTAACTTTTTCATTGAGTAACAGATTCGCCCAGTCCTCTGATATGGTCTTTGCCATGCCAAGCGCATAACGATCCTTTCCGACCATATCGATACCGTTATAAACAGTGTAATGATGGAAGTCCTTAACATATCCTTCATACCAATTCAGCCATTCATCATGATGAGAAGTTGTCTCATCTGATGCCACATTATAACCCTGTTTTTCAAGATATTCCTGTATTGATACCATAGTTCTCACCTCGCTTATGCTGCGTTAATATACAAAATATCGTCCTGGATATACTCTGTTGAGTATTCCATAGCATCCAAGCTATCTACATTCATCTGGCCATCATCCAGCCGGACATCCTTGGTCGGTTTACTATCATCATAAACAGCTTCTTCTAATGCCCGGATTGTATTCTTGCAGCTCTCATGTATTTTATATCTGCCCTGTGCCATCATGGAGTTATAAAAGGCTATCCGGTCATTGATAGGGCCCTTGATTGCATTCTTAAGCTCGATCGGAACTCTTTCCCGGATAACAGCAGCCTCCAATCCGGATATGAGTGTCTGTTCTGCGCTATCGCAATAGACTTCATAACATTTATATTTGATTTGAATTTGCTTTACAAAATCAATAAAATCAGCCTCTAACTGTGCAGGGCTGATTCTCTTTTTCTTGTAATATTCTTTTACAGTAACCACGTGCCTGTATCCTTGTGTAAAGCCCGTGAAGGTGAATGCATGAGCTGACTTTGTGCCGCCGAAGTCCACTCCAATTGTGCCATGTGTGATAGGATGCTTCTCCAACCATTCATCGTCTACAATATATCCTTCTGGATTGTCAGCGAATATCTGATAAATCAGACCGTCAGCTGCTACCCATAAACCAAGGATAAACCGCTTGAAGAATACACCGGTAAATGCATTCCGATAAAAGGCCTTCTTCTTTTCGCTAAGCGTCAGGTTATCATCCATCGTAAAATGCAGATGATAAACATTCTTTTCTTTGGCCTTATTTATGAACTCCTCTTTGATGTAATGATGAGGTCCTTCCGGGTTACAGTTAAGAAATATCTTTGCACCGTCCACGGAACATCTGCCAATCATTTGATCAATGAATGACTGTGGGAAGAGTGCTGCTTCATCGGCATAAGCACCGGCAGCAGTTAATCCCTGCAAAGCATCTTGGGAAGCTTCTGTATTGGCTCCAAACATGAAGTATGTATTCGTCCCGATCTCGATGAAATTCTCCGATCGATTATAGTTAAATGACCATCCCCAGGCGGTCAGTATCTGAAGCATAGGCTTGATCACATTACGCTTCAGGGCACCCATCGTCTTACCAGCCAGGATGAAATTATCGCCATCAAACGTCTCCTGACTCCACTGAAGGAAGCTGCATATATCAGCTATGGTCTTTCCTGATCGGATGGACCCGTCAGCTATCACCATATCACAATCTGCATACGGGGATCCTTTTCGCCAGAAATTAAGGAGTTTCAGCTGCTTCGGAGAAAATGGCTTAAACTCGAATGCCTTATTCTTCTTCAGTCGCTTCGACATTCTCGCTCACCTCTTCCTCATCCGCATACAATGCTTTGATATCTTCCTCTGTAGGCTTAACTGCTTTCAGGAAGTCCTTAATTCCGGTATCGCCATCATTACCACCAGATAACTGAGATACTTCATACTTAAGCTTGGCAATACGCAATCTCTGCTCTTCAGATGCCTTCTCCCAGTTGTTATGCAACATCTCATCATATTGTTTAATCATGCTCTCCAAAGTTTTCATGGCCCTGCTTTGAGCTTGAAGGAATGTCGCATGCTTATCCCAAGCTTGTTGTACTTCCCAACGCTCCTCGGTTACTGTATCTCCATCCTTCTGCTGTACCTTAGTGGTTGTTACATCGTCTTGATCTCTGACATACATCAGCTTCTGTGCTCTGACTATTGCAGTGTACTGCAGCATGATATTATCCCAGAGAAGATCAAGC